TACGAAGGACCAGCAAAGGATTACGTGAAGGTATGAGCCTAACTCGCGCACAATGGATAGATATGTGGCGTTCGGTTCGTAAGATAGAGAAGTACATAACCGAGCGAGAGATTCCCCGAACCGAAGTGTTTGGTAAGAAGAATCGAGAGGAAGTTGTAAACGAAATCGAGAAGGTTCAAGACCTAATCGAATCAGTGATTGGACAGATGCGACCATGAGAATCCAACGGCGAATCAAAGGGCAAGTGCGGCGACAGTTTGCTACCTCAGTGATTGCGGCAATCGAGAAAGCAATCAAGTCTGAATGCAAACGATACGGTGTGTCGCGGTCATTCGTGATTGCGAATGCACTAGCCTTCACGTTCGGAATCAAGACGGAAGATTACGTTACCGATGGCGGTAACAAGAACGTAGTAAAGTTTCGCAAACGAAAGACTGCATAGTTAATAGGTGGAGCCGACTGTCCACTTCCGAGGACGGTAAAGATTACACGCAGATTTTCCTTGACAGGGGTGCCGGCTCCGTGCTATAATTAGTCATGGCCCGGCCCCTGTTACTTGACGACTTGATTAGTTTCCCCGAGCTAATCGAATGTCAAGAGATTCATTCGAGATTAGCGTTAACGTTCATTGAGGATAACAATTGTTGGGTCAAACCTACCAATAAGGATAGAGTAAAGATAGGGTGGAACGGCAAGCAAGCCCTACTCTATCGTGTTATCTTTGAGTTAATTCACGGTCCAATCCCAAGAGGATGGCAAGTCTGTCATTCATGTGACAATCCCAAGTGCTACAATCCAATCCATTTATGGGTAGGTACAGCAACGGATAACATGGAGGACATGTACATAAAGGTTAGAGCAGGAATTGGAAAGCGTCCCAAGAAATACAATACCTCTTGGATGAAAACTCTAGCGCGAATGAAAGCTAGAGCTGACGAACAAACCGATGCGGAATGTTACGATAACGTTTGAAGAAGCGTGTTACTTAATCAAGGACTTGATACCTCAATACCGTGTTGTGTTACGGTATAGAAGTAACCAAGTCTGGTCGTTTAAGTTTGAACGCGGCAGTAATCAATACGATGCGGTGGACATTCTGTTCATGCATCTTCATGATAGAGATAAGCCAGACCGCATTGATGCTATCTGGCAAAAGGTTGGCTTGAGTATTCCCGACTCGCTCGCCTTAATCAACTTAGCATCTGGCGGTTGGCGACAAGCAATCGCATGGGATAAAAGATATGACAACTACAGACGAGTCTTCACAGACATCACCGGAATCCCTATCACCTGACATCCCCATTCCTCACGTATCACCTTCACGTTTAGTAATTAGTTTAGACTCGCAAGTTTTGTCGAAGATTCAAACGTGCGGACAGCAAGCGGCATACAATCATCTCGATAACATCGAACCAATCAATTACGAGAATGATTCGTTAGACATTGGCTTGACCATGCACGAAGGTCTTGCGGAATACTACAGGAACAAACATCTACCCACGAACATCGCAAGCGCAAAGGCATTAGCTAAAGTAGAAGTATCAGCAATGGGTAGGCCAACGTTGCGCGGTGCTCAGATACGAATGATGATTGATGCGGTCGCACAATACATCAAGAAGTACGACACCGAATCGTGGGTTGTAGTGAAGGATACGAATGGCAATCCTCTTGTTGAACAGACCTTTAGCAAGACGTTGTATCAGGACGAAGACATTCAGATTCTTTACACAGGAATCACGGACTTGATTGTGAGGGCACACGAAACCTCTACCAATCTTATGCCCGTTGACCACAAGACATACGGTTCGCATTACAAACCCGCGGTCTTGTCCAATCAATTCTCAGGTTACATGTGGGCAACGAACTCACCTAGCCTGATTGTTAATCGTGTTGGTGTCAAGTCCAAGCTCGGCAGCTTTGAACGAATTCTTGTTAACCGAACGCCGGCAATGATTGAGGAATGGAAGGGCAATGCAATTCGCGCAGTGCTCGCACACCTTGATGACATGCAGGCTAATAACTTCCGGCGGAACTATGAAGCATGTACAATGTACGGCGGTTGTCGTTACCTAAGATTGTGCAATGCTGACCCGACTCATCGGAAGTATCTAATCACCAATGAGTACAAGGTTGTTCCGCCTTGGAATCCATTGGAGGCAAGGGACTGAACATCATGCCCAAGCATCCAGTACATCAATACAAAAGGATAAAGCAAAAGCCATCTGAAAGAATCATATACCGCTGTATGCGTCCGAACTGCAATCACTACCTCACACCTGAGTTTATTCTTGGAAAGGTAAGTATATGCTGGCAATGCAAAGAAGAGTTCGTGATGGACCCATACGCGGTGGAAAGACAATTCCCCAAGTGTCCGAACTGTCGAACCAAAGTAACCTCATTCGCAAAAGCGAAGCAAGAACGTTTACAAAATTCATCTACTCCTGGACCAAAGCCTGTATTGAATTCGGAGAACGATGCACAACCCGAGGCATCCAATCATGTTGCCGACATTCTGAAACGATACGGATTGTAAACGTTGATTCAATCCAAGTCAAGTGCTTGCGTTGCGGTCGGTTGTCGAAAGGCATAACAATCTAATGGACATCATGGATGGACTAAAGAAGGACGAAGTAATGTTCCTCTTTAAAGGTGAGCCAAGTTCAGGAAAGTCAATCGCCGCTGCATCCTTTCCGAACTGTTACATCTTCGACATGGAGTCAAGGATTCGGAGTGTCGCTGCATACCACGTACCAAAGGGAAAGACAGACATCAAGTACGATACCTACAACTATGCGGACTACCCGAAGTTCGATAAGAAGTGGGATGAATTGATTGATGCATCGCGCACGTCGAAGTTCCCATACGATACGGTAATCGTTGACACGTTGACATCTTGCTCTGACCTTCTGCTACATCACGTCATCAAAGAGAAGGGATTGGTTGGCAAAGGTAAGAAGATTGCCGGCGTCACAGTCAATTCGATTGAAGACTACAATGTTGAATCGACAGCGTTAACCGAACTTGTCTTGTTGATGCGGCAGATTAAAGCTAAGTACAAGATACTCGTCGCGCACGTAGTAAAGACAGACCGACAAGACATCGAGAACAATACGACTGTGGTTACGCGTCAGCTACTAACAGCGGGAAAGAAAGTAGCAGCTAAACTACCCGGATACTTCGACGAAATCTTTCACTTTGAGCAACGACTTAAAGGTGGGCGACCATCATTCATTGCTCACACTATGTCTACCGGCGAAGACTTTGCACGAACGACGTTGAACATTCCACAGGAACTCAACTTCACGAATGCAAATTTCTTCGACATGATTGAACCATCACTCAAGGGGGTAATGAATCTAACATCACCAAACGGTAACGTCACTCCATTCGTAAACCCGAAGTAAAGGAAACAAGACAATGGCATTCACGTATTCGCAGGAAGATGTTGCTCGCACGCAGGTTGTTGAGGAAACGAACTGGCTTTACTGCAAGGTAACGAAGTTCGAAGAGAAGGCCAGCAAGAAGGAAGGTCGTCAGGGAATCATCAATTACGTGGTGACTCTCAAGGTTGAAGATCCAAGCTCCAAGTACAACGGCTTGGTTTTCATGCCGAACTTCCCCGAGGATTATCCCGGCCTCGCGTTTCCTTTCCTGACCGCAATGGGTCATGGTCCGCAGCAGGGTGGCGGTTCCGTTGACTTCGCGGAGTTCGTAAACGATTACGTTCAGGTTTGTGTTCAGCCCGGAACGTATAACAATAAGCCGACGAACAATATCGTCGATTACAGACCGAAGGATTGGACACCGGAGGGTTAGTTAACAGCGATGAATCCTTACGAAGGTTACAAACTCTACGGACCATACGTCCATCGATTCTCAAAGAGAAAGATTGTCTACCTTCGTAACTCCGAGGATGATAGAATCTACCTGAACCTATCTCGCTATGTAATGGAGATGCACTTAGGTGAAAGACTATCTCCACAACAAGACGTACATCATGTGAATGGTGACAAGACAGACGATAGATTAGAAAATCTAGAAGTCATTCATCGCGCACCTCACAACTCTAGCCACGCAGTAGAAGCAAACGCTCGGCGCATACGGAATAAGTCGGGACAGTTTGTGAACTAACTCACCGGGTGCATAGGTTCCCCCCGGACTTATGCACCCACCTTGCAGGTGTGGCGGAATTGGTATACGCACGAGACTTAAAATCTTGCGGTCTTAACAACCTTGTGG